AATCGCTGTACCTTCAGTACGGCATAGTCGACGACAGACTTGAAGAGCTGGGAGAAGACTATACATCAACTGAATACCAGGATCTCTATTCCAAACGGTCTTCTCTATCGGAAAAAATGGCCGCACTCGGGATGATGGTTACCTATGACAGCACTGGCAGGATAAGCGGAGTAAACACCGAGCTGGTTGAGAACGAGCTGAAACTGAGCGACGAGCAACTTGGCAAAGAATTCAAGTCTCTCGAGACATTCAAAAAGTGAGCGGTGATGAAAAAAATATTGTCACTTGTCGTTATCTCCCTCTGTATCATAGTCATCCTGACCGCCTGTTGGGGTAGTAACCCATCGACTGATGAGCCGACGCCAAGTCAGCCGCAGGAAGTCCCGGTCAGCACACCGATAAGGGTCGGTGATGCAGTCTGGACCGTTACGGGTGTCGAGAAATCCCCTGTCTTTGGCGGGAATTCCGAACCGCCCAATGGTATTTACGTCGCTGTCCATATCGCCCTGCAGAACGCCTCGAAGGAAACACAAACCGCACCCGACCTAACTGTCATAGATTCGCAGGGTAACAAAACAACATCTGTCACGGGCAAATACGTGGATGCTCCCGAAAGTTGGGGTCCGCAATTGCTCATGGAAGGCATGGGCGGCGGTGCAGTCATCAACGGATTCTACCTGTTTGATATATTGCCCGATGCCACCGGACTTAAATTACTTGTAAAGGGATGGTCCTGGACGGAAAAGCAAGAAGGCTATATCAATCTCGGTATATAGATGAAAACCGCCCTCGGCTACATCCGCGTCTCCCGCGACCGCGAGGGCGACAAGCTCTCCCCCGGCCTACAGCGCCAGCGCATCACCGACTACTGCTCCGCCAAGGGCTGGCGCCTTGTCAAGGTGCACGAGGACATAAACGTCCCCGGCGGCTCCTTCGACCGCCCCGGCTGGTCGTCCCTCATGGCCGAGGTCGAGCCGGGTGACATCATCGTCTGCAACGAGTTCACGCGCATTGGCAGACACCTCAGAGAGACACTTGCGAGCATCGAGGACTTGCGCGATCGCGGAGTAGAAATCGTATCTCTGGAAGGCGAATTCGACACCACTACCGCCGCCGGTAAACTCCAGTATCAGATCCTCCTAGTCCTTGCCGAGTTTGAGCGGAACCGTATGTCCGAGAGGTTGAGGCAGGCCCATGACCAGATAGCCCATGAAGGACTCTGGAAGGGCGGCGGCATCCCCCCGCTAGGCTATTCGTACACCCCAGGAACGGGGCGGCTCGAAGTCGAGTCCGAGGAAGCCGATACCGTCAGACTGATATATGACTTGCGAGACAAGGGCTGGAGCATCCGCGCGATAGTGCGGCACCTGGCCGACCAGGGCACACCCGGCAAGAAGGGGCGCATGAACTATACGTCCGTTCGCTCTACGCTCCGCAACCCAGCCTATGTTTCAAAGAGGTTTTATCAAGGTGCACTTCTACCGATGAATCATGAACCGATAATTCCCGCCGAACAATGGGAACGAGTCCAAGCTCGCAACAGAAGTTCCGACCAGAAGGCTCGAAAGTATCTGCTATCAGGCTTCCTCGTTTGCGGAGATTGCGGAGCTCGCATGGTTCACCAAAGCCAGGGACCGGGTCGGCGACAATACTATGCCTGTAAAAGATATGCAGAGTTCGGGACCGGGCGGAGATTGACGGTTGAAGAACACGTTGCCGATCAGTGGGTTATTGAAAAATTCTTCGCGCATATCGACCCTGTTAAACTCGAAGCGGCAGAGAAGAAAATCCAAGGGCGACAGCCGAAGAAATTTGTCAAGGTGGAGAAACTTGAAGCCCGCCTCCAAAGGTCCGAAGCCGCCCTGGATCGCTTGGTGACGGATTATTACGATTCCGATACGCCACCCATACCCCCGGAACAGTTCCGCAACCAGATAACAGAGCTTGTCCGGCGGCGCGATACACTTGTGGGCGAATTGCAGAAATTCAAGGATGCGCGGCTACTCGAAACACCGCCACCCATTGGGCTAGTGGAGACTTGGCCCCTCATGACGCTTGACGAACGGCGCGAATCCCTGCGGCTGTTCATCGAGAAGATAACCGTGATGCCCGTTCGTTCGGGTAAGCGTATCGACCCTGCGCGCCTGAAAATCAAGTGGAGATTTTAGCTGTCTTTTAGAATTCGCGGTTGCGCCATGGGTTATGAAGGGATGCTTTTGCGGCAGGGGAACCGGAAAATCCGTACAAAAAAAAGAGGCCCCCCACGTGGAGGGGCCTCAAACATCCGCTCTGGCAATCACTCAGGCACAACGGTCGTCTTACCGTCTATCCACTCGACCAGTTTGCTGTCGCGCCAATACGCCTGATATGCGACTTGCGCTGCCGAGAATATTATCGCTACTGACACAATGATGGCCTGACCCGTCAGTTGACCTGTCGCGTAGGCCGTCAGGACTCCCGCACCGGCGCAGGCCGCCAGGGCGATAAGCAGGTTGACCTGCCGCGGCAGTCCCGCCTGTTTCAGCACGCTGACCAGCAGGGGCATGAGTATCCCCACGATCAGCGCCGCCGCCTCAACCTTTCCCATGTCTGCCTCCCTTCAATATCTTCTGACCTCGTTGACCGCGCGCTCGAAATACTCTTTGCACCTCGCGAGATTCCTTCTCACGCGGGGATTGATTATCTGCTCCCTGTCGAGAAACTCCAGAAAGCGGAATATGCCCGTCTCGACGACCTGGATTAACTCTTTGAGCTCGGCAGCCTTCACGAAATACACTTCCTATTTCGGAACCTCCCGCAGCGAGAACTTGCAGGGCGACTCCGCAGTCGCTATCAGCTTGACGCTGCCCTTGACATTCTTGAACCTCTCCTGCCTGAGGATGTCCTGAAGGTTGTGGGACTTGATAAACTTGCCATCCTTGCCCGGTACGTCCTGAGGCTCCGTCGTGGCGTCTCCCCCGTCATGGCCTATCAGGCGGAATCGCACGTTGACGGCCTTGCCGGAACTAGCATCTGTAAGGATGTAGTACTCACATTTGTCCCTCCAGCAGTCCGGAAAGATGAAGGAACTATCGTCCACCTGATAAGGCTCACCCGAATAAAGAAACATCTCATCCTCCTTTGGTTTGTCCGACACCTCCGCGTACTTTGGCAGGATAAACCAGTGTGAACCGCCACCGGGTTTTCGGGTGACGCGCATCACCTGATTATTGTGATTCCCCTCGATATTCACCCAACTGCCATCAGCGTTCACGGACTCGACAATGCCGACATGGTCGGTAAAGTCGGGTTTCCCGTCGAAGTCCATGACGTCGATAGCACCCGGCACAGGGCCGGGGACCATCAGGCCGTGCTGTTTTCCCATCGTCCTGAAGTCACCGCTATATCCCGACGGGTGATTATAGATAAGTGCTGCACCACCCCCGGTATGATAGAACTCATAGGATACGGTCCATGAACACCATGCATCACCTGATGAATACCCGTACTGGGTCGCCCAATCTGTTATCGGGTGGGCGATGTTTGAGCCATCCGGGGTTTCATGTATCCCGATGAGGCTCCGTGCTACATCCAATACGTTTTGAATCGTAGTCATAATTTCTCCAACTTAAAAAGCCGCCCGTGAAGGCAGCATGGTTGACTTTCTTTCTCAATGGCGGGCAAGCAGGTATGTGAGGATAATCCCGCCGCCGCTCACAAGCAGCATCCCGAGCATCCCGGCCACCCACCAGGCGAAGGAGACGGAGCGCCTGTTGACCTTCTCGTTGATGTCAGCGTGCGCCTCGCCATGTTTCTCGCACCACCCCTCGCGCTTCTCGGCCTCCTGTTCTAACAATGTGGCGAACTGCGAGTTCTGCTCGCGGATAATCTTGTTGGTCTCGTTCACCCTCGCCTCCAGCCGGACCAGGGAGCTATTCAATTCTGTCCGGGTCACGTATCGGCCCATCATGCCCTCGCCTTGTCTATCTTCAAACATCTTTGAGCAGTACTAATATTGGCCCCCACGTTGGTATGCGCGTACAAGTCATATGTATATGTTCCAGCCGGTACGTCTTCATCAATCCATGCTAGCATCCCAGCGCAACCTAATACCCCAGACTGACCGCCCATCCATCCAGTGACCAATTCCACGGTATCTCTGCGTATGTGGAAATCCCCGAATCCCATGTAAGCACCACTGCTGAATGCTGAACAATTTGCTTGTATCGCAACATGGCTTGTTTCGGTGAGTGTTACTGTGACAGAAGCTAGGACCGTACCCGCACCTATCGTTTGCCAACCAGGCTGAAAATCAAATCCTGCCGGCTGCCACACCGCGAGGGGTGGTTTGTCCAGTCCTCGGTCACTCTCCTTGAACATCAGCCCACCACGAAAGTGAATCTGCCTGTCTTGTTGGCGCCGCCGTTGGTGATGGCGATCTTTATGCTCTCCTTTGCCAGGAAGTAGCAGGTGGGCACATACCCCATCCCGGCGGAGTACAGGAGCACGGTACCCGCCGAGTCGTGCTGCTGGACTCCCGGGCAGATGCGCGTAGACGCGGTGACGTTTTCCTTCGTGAAGAGGTTCTGCCCCGTTGTCGTGGCCGTTATCGCAATGTCCACGGTGTTCTCGTAGTCGACCTTCTCATAGGCGATGGCCTTGAGTGGGCCCTTCAGTGTGCTTGTGTAGACCGTGACGCTGCCGTCCGGGCCGGTCTTGACGGTAAGTGTTTGACTTTCCATTCCTCGCCTCCTATTCCTTGTCCTCCGTTTTTTCCCCATCGGTCCCAAGTTCCTGCAGGACCCTCTCCAGACCGATGATGCTGTTCACAAGTTGCTGCGCCCGCTGTTGGAGTATCTGCATTTCATTTTTGATGGAGTCAAGTTCTCGATTAGTCGCAGCCAGCTCTTCCTGATATTCCTCACGTGTCCTCACTTTGCCACCTTCTCGGTAACCGATGTGTCGGGATCAACAGACTTTGCCGCCCGCTGTTGCTCGTACATTTGCACCGCGTCGACGATGAATCGATTGAGCTTTTCGGGCACCCATTCCTCCGGTCTGAACTCCGGTTCTGTCTCCCCGAGCTTCCCCGTGTCGCCCTCGAGGATGGCGACCGTGGGGATGGGGTACAGGGCGCAGATGGCCTCTATCACCCTGGCCTCCTGGTCCTCGGGTATCTTTAGGGTTATCTCCATTCTGCCTCCTATGTGCTCGCCAGCAGTTTGTAGGTTGTGCCGTCAATCTTGATCGTGACGATTCCAGTCGCCGCAATCGCCCCGGCAGAATATGCACCCATGTCCCAGTACTTGTTTAGGACCGTCGCGATGGTCCCGCCAAACTTCGTGCCCTTGGCGTTCGGGTCGAATTGCCCGTGAGTACCGTCGTAACTCATGCCATACGCTGCCGTCTTGCCTGCGCCAAGCCAAATCTTTTTACTGTCAACGGGCAGGAAGACCTCCTGCCCACTGGTAGGCTGAAGCAACAATTCCCCCGTCGTATCGATCGCGGTCGCGTGGGTGGAGTCGTCGAAGTAGACGTGGAAATTGTTTCCATCTGTCGGATATCCCGAGTCTAGCAAGTAAAACTCTGCGGGTATTGCCCCGCCGGGAAAACCTACTATGTAGAGGCCGTTCATTAAAGCGAACTTGCCGTCGAAGGCCGGATTGCCCTGAGCCACCATGCTGATTCGGGGTATCCAGACACCAAACATGGTATTAACATTCCACGAGGCGAAGGTTAATGCCGGGTTATAGATTAAGCCGGCCCCGCTCTCTATCTGCCAGCGGGTCAGCGTGCCGTCCGAGAACTGCTTGCTGTCGCATCCCAGCGCGCCGCCGAGACCACCAGCTCCGTACTTCGTGGCCTTCGTGTCGGCCCACCTGAAATCACCCGTTAGCTCCGCGCCGGCCAGTTTTGCATATCGGAGGTCACCGCGGACATCATTGTGGTATTGAGTGTGGTCGTCGTCGGCCAGCCCCGCGAGGCCGCCGTGGTCTATCTGCGCCCCGTCACCGCCCACATGGTCGTGCGCATCGCCTCCGGTGACGTGCGCACCAGCAAGGGTGCCATGCCATGTCAGCGCCCGCCCGTCGGTATGGTATTGTAGGTGGTCATCATCACCAAGACCAGTAAGTAGACCATGATCGCCTACTCCGGCATCCCCAAAGTACGGGTCGGCTCCATGACCGCCTGAGAGGAGCGCCTGCCCCGCTACTCCATGGTGAAGGTTCAGCCAGTCGGTAAGACCGCGGAACGGGATGTCGCCTCTCTCAAGGTCGGTAAGGGTCACGTCCAGCAGGTCGCCGAGGTTGACTATCGGACCAGGAGGTCCCTGCTCGCCCGCGTACTCGACTACGACCCGGTTGCCCTCCTGGACGACGACCTCTATCCCGTCGTCAAGCACCGTTACGTCTGGTCCGTTTTCCTCGACGATGATCTCTGTCATGCGACCTCGTCCTTCAACAGATAGTCCTCGCCCACGAACCAGGTTTCCTTGAACCCGTCCGCGTAGGTCACCCTGAACAGAAACAGGTGCGAGGTCTCGGACGCGAGCGCCTCCATGAGGGTAGCCGACACGATGACCGTGGCGATGTTGTTTCCGGCGTTGAGGGTTATGGTCACGCCCGGCGTCGACTGGTCGTAGGTGGCGATCTTGAACTCCAGGGTCGCGCCAGCAAGGACGACCTTATTACCGTCGTCGCCGATCTTGTATGTGACGACCTTGAACGAGTCGCCGTGGTATCTGTCCCATCTGAAGTCAGGCGGCTTCTGTGGCATCTTCGTCCCCCGTCCTAGTATTGCGGCGGCGTATTCGCCTCTATCCTCGCGAGCATCTTCTCCATCATGAGTCCCATGGTCCCCGGCGCTATCGTCAGGTCGATGTCGCCCACTCTGGTGACCTCGCAGTCGGTCTCGAATATCGGGAACGTGGAGAGCTCGTTGATTATCCTCTGGTCGTAGCGGCCCGGCTTCGTGGGGTACATGTTCTTGATGAACACCACGCTCCCCGCGCGAACGTCCTCCTTCGGGACCTCCTTGCCCGTAAGAGTGCTCGTTATGCGCTGGACCTTGAATGAGGTCTTTGGCCGCATCCTCTTCCGCTCGTTGAGAAACACGGTCGCCATCTGCTCGGCCTGCGATTGGTCCATCTTCCCCTGGTTCGCGAGGGTTCCGTCCCGCCTCCGGTAGAGCTCCGCGGACTCAGTGTCGGGTCCGCCCGCCGGCCAGCTGAAGTAGTCGTAGAGGCTTCCATTCGGGGTGTAGGAGACGCGCAGGTAATTGACGATCTCCTCGATCGAGTAATTGAGGGAGAACTTCGCGTCCTCCACCGTGACCTCGTATTCGGCCTCCTCCCCGAACGGGTGAAAGTGGAACTTGCGGTCTTCCCACACGCCGTAGAACCAGCCATTGGCCTTGTTTATCTTGTCAAGCGTCTCGGCGAAGTAGCTCTGCGGGAACAGGTCGATGCCAAACGGGAACTCGTAGTCGTCGGTGTCTATCCTGCCCGCCTCGTAATCGAGGTCCGTGTCGGTGAGCATGTTCGCGAGCATCCAGGTCGAGCCCTTCGTCGTATCGCCAAAGGTAGCAAGAGACAAGCGCGTTGCGAGCCTGTAACCGGTGCCGTCACACTCGACCGGCATCTCGAAGCCCTCCTCTACCTCGACGCCGGGATTGGTTATCTCACCCTCCCACTTGGCGCGTCTTCCCCCGATTATCTTCACCCTGTTTGTGGGCCGCAGGTCCGGCCAGTACTGCCTCGGCGAGCGCTTGAGTTTGAACGAGCAGGTCGAGAATCCGACGCCCAGCATCGTCCCGAACTTCAGCCCCTCGACCTCATCTGAAATCGAGGGGAACTTTTTGGTCTCGTCCTGGTTCCATATCTCCAGGCTAAGCATGGAGCTTGTACCGTTTCCGATATCTCACGGTGAGGTTCACCGTACCGACTCTCATGTCGTCGGACGCGTCATTTATAGCGACCAGGGTCATGTTCACTCCCGCCGGGTCCATTACGAATCGGGGCGAGCCCGTGACCTCCTGCGGGTCGTGGGTCATCGCGGTGGAGGGCCCGCCGTCTATCGAGTCCATGACGGCCTCCATGGTGGAGTCCACTATCAGGTAGTTGGAGTCGATCGCGCCGACGCTCGTGTAGCAGTCCAGGGGGACAAGGGCCACGTAGTCCAGCATGAGCTTGACCGCGCCGAGGGAGGCGTTCGCGATGACTTCTATAACCTGGTCGATGTTCCCGAGCATTGCGTCGTCGCTCACGAGGTGGGAGGAGACGTCCGCGTCCTCGAACGTGTCGTCGAGCAGGATTACTTCCTTCCACTTCCCGTTCGGGTTCCCGAGGTCTATCTCGTCGGACAGGTACTGCGCCGTTATCGCGTTGCCGTCCACCGTCTTGAGCAACAGATGTATTGTGCCCTTGTCGTAGGTCGTTGAGGCGCTGAAACTTATGCCCGCCGCTATCGCGTAACGGTTTCCGGCGTGGCCCGCGAGGTTGAAGAGGAACTCCGCCACGTCCGTCGCGGAGAGCTCCCGGTATGTCCCCCACCTGCGGTATGGATTGTATTTGAGAGTGCCCTCGGCGCACTCAACGACGGGGTTGAAGTCCTCGTGGTAACCGTCGCGCTGGCCTATGACGAGGTCGGTGACTTCGAGGGCGCCGGGAGGGTAGATGCCCCTGAGGATAGTATTGCCTCCGCCCGTGGCCCAGATGTTGGTTGTGCTGTAACCGTCCAGGCCATATAAGGGATTCGTTTGGCCGGTGGACTGCATGGACCAGACCGAGCCGTTGTAGAACAGTATTGTCCCATTCACGCAGGTCACCCAAACGTGGGTTGAGTCGGCCGCGTAGACGCCCCACAGATGATTCGAGGTCCCGCTTGTCTGACTCCACCAGAAGGTGCCGTCCCAGAAGAGTATCAGACCACCATAGCCGACCGCCCAGGCGTGGGTCGAGTCCAAGGCGAAGACGCCGTACAGGTCGGAGAAGCCTTGATTGTCTTGGAGATCCCAGTTCGCGCCGCCGTCTGTTGTTCGGATTATCGTGCTCATGAGCAGGCCGGCCATGCCGACCGCCCAGGCGTTGTTCGCGTCGATTGCCGTGACTGAGTATAGGTACAGATAGCCGGAATCCGGATATTGCTGCACCCAGTCCGCGCCCCCGTTGACCGTTTTCAGTATGAGGCCGTACTCGCCCACTACCCAGGCCACGTTGGCGTTCACGGCGGACACGCTGTAAAGGTTCATCCCGTAGGAGCCGCTCGGCTGGAACACCCAGGTTGCCCCGCCGTCAGTCGTCTTTCGTATCTCGCCCCCGTTTCCGACGGCCCAGGCGACGGTCGCGCTCACCGCCGATACGCTTCTGAGGGTCAGGCTGGTCCCGCTGATCTGCGAGACCCACGAGGTGCCGTCATAGAACAGGATCTTGCCGCTCTGGCCGACCACCCAGATATGGGTGCTGTCGAACGCGCAGACGCCGTAGATAGTGCCAACGTAGAAACCGCTATCCTGCAATCGCCATGGGGGGGAGGTGAAGGGATTGGAAACATAGATGTCGCACAGCGCGGGCAGGTCGCCCTTGATGTCCCCCGGCGGTATGACAATCCCGACAACGCCGTCCATCGCCTTGTCCGGCACGTATTTGACGTTCGCGAAGATGATCTTGTCGACGTAGACCGTGCCGTTCTGCTCGAGCGAGAAGGCGAGCTTGACCTTCGCGGTGGCGGGCGGCCAGTCCTCGGGCCTTATGTAATAGCTCCAGTAGCCGCCTTGATGGTACAGGTACATATTCTCGCGGTCCCACGCCGTCCCGCCCCGCGTCATCCCCGTCCAAACCTTCATATCGAGATAGCTGTCATCCGCGTCGTAGCAGAGAGCGGCAATCGAGAGTATGAGACCGGCTGTCGAGTAGACATGGGCGTCCAGGCAGAACGGTTCGTTGGGATTAACGGAGATGAAACCTGTCGTGGTGAAATAGCATAAACCGCCGCTGCGCACCATCTTAACCGAGGCGGAGCCGTGGAACTTGATGGTCGTCTCTTTGGTGATGGTCGAGGAACCCGTAACGGTGCGGGTATAGTCGTCAATCTCAACGCCCGTCCAGTTGTCGAGGGAAGCATTGGGGGCGAGGTTCTCAAGCGCGACCAGGGTCTCGACGGTCCCGAAACCGGGCGGCGCGTGAAGCTCGAAATCCACCACCCCGATGTTCCTGTCGGAATAGAACCTGGACCAGAAGCGGTCCGTGTCGAAGTCCACGGCGGGGTGCGCCGACCAGAATGTGATGTCGGAGTCTCCGTCGGGCGCGTAGAGGACGTAGACCGTGTCCCTGCGGGCCTCGTTTAGCAGTGCGTCCGCCTTCTCCTTGGCGCTAACAACCGCGTCGCCTATGCACTTTATGGAGAAGGGGAGCGTAACGTCCTCGAGCTTGCCGAGGCCGGGGTTGTATTTGGTCCCGTCGCGGAAGGGCGAGTCGGAGGTGGACTGCCTGGCAGTGGCCGGGCTCGGCTTGAAGCTGTCGAGCATGACCGCGTAGTTCACACCGTCATTGAGGTCGAGGATGACGCTCCCGCCCGAGCCGTCGGTCATGACGTAGTCGCGGTCTACGAGTCTCAGTATCAAGCCCTCGCCCCCCTCATGACGCGTCCGAGGTGGGCGCCGCGCCTGGCGATCTTGTTCACGGTCAGCTCCACGAGCCTGTCGGAGTCGTAGTCGGGCGAGACAGACTGCAGGATCACGTCCCCGATTGTTACGCTGCCTCCCGGGAAGGACCCGCTGTTGACCGCGTTCATGAAGCCGACGCCGTATTTGCGGACCGCGGATTCCCGCATGACGAACTCACGCCTCTTGAGCATCGCTGCGACCTCGCCCCCGCCGTGGAGTGTGAGGCCTCCCGCGCTGGCACTGTTACCAGCTGAACCGCCCGTCGCGCCCTTTGCCATCTGCTCGTTGAGTTCTTTCTGCTTCGCGATCATCTGATCATAACGAGCAAGGAAGTTCTTCGCCATCTCCTCGACCTGCTCGCTGTAGGTGACGACGGCTTCACGGGCGAGGTCGTATTCAGCCTGTAGTCCTTGTATGAGTTTTTGCTCGGCTGTTATCTGATCGCCCGTGTCTCTTATCTGTCGATTCTTTTCTTCGATCTTCTTGTTGACTTCATCGACCTTGCCCTTCCAGAGATCCTCCTGGGCCCAGGCATCCTTGAGCCCCGCCACTATTTGGTCGAAGGACATAACCTCGCTCGAGCGATCCTCTTTCATCTGTTCTATCGCATGGAGCTGAGGATCGTAATCTACCTTGGTCTGGAGATCGTAAATCTCTTTCTCTTTCTCCAGGCGTTCTTTCTCGATATCCAGTTGGCGCAACTTCGTGAAATCTCGATCCCGCTCGGCCTTAAGCATCTCGAGGTTTATCTCATTGAGACGTTGCTGCATCCCGAACGACCCCTCTTCGCGGGCTTCGACGGGAGCGAGGCGGGCGCTGCTAAACTTGTTCGCGAGCTCGTTTGCCGCCGTGAGGTTCTTCTGATAACCCTCGAGCTCATCCTGCAATCCGCGGAGCTCTAATTGCTGAGCCTCAAGGGTATTATTCAAGCCGTCGAGAATCCCCTGGTGGGTCTTGATAGCTTCACCGAAATCTTTCATCGCGGTTTGCGCCTCTTCTAGTGCCGCGCGCGTATCCCGCCATGCAAGTATGGCGGGTTCCTGACCAGCCATCGAAGCCATAACTTCGGCGTTCTTGGCGTTCCATTCAGCCGTGCCTTCCTTCAGTTTGCTCAAGTCTGTTATCAGTTGAACATAGTTACCGCCGAGTCGGGCAATACCGCCTTCCATATCGCCGAACCGTTGGAGGGCGATTTCGGTATCTTTGTTCCAGCCGACAAGCGCGGTCTTGTTGAGTTCGTTCCAGGCGGCCTTGAGCTTATCTATGTAGCCCTGGAGCCCGCCGCCCGCCATGGCTGCGCCCGCGCCGCCCGTGAAACCGGCCATGATATTTATGCTTGCCTTGGCCGCAGTTCCTCCCGCCGCGATCTCACTAGCGAGATATGCCCCGGCTTCATCGGCGTGATCCCAGAGTTTGGGGCTCGAGGTTGTCAGGATCTTCGCGAGGATGTTGACAGAAGCAAGGGTTTTTCCGTTTAATGCGGTTGCCGTTAATATGAAGTTCCCCAGCCTATTGAGAGCGGGTTGGTCTCCACCCGTAACCTCTATGTTCGGCTTCACGCCGGCAAGTTTAATCGCCTCATCCTCGACCTTCTTTATCTTCGCCATCACGGTATCGGACGTTCCGGCGTCATCAAAGGCTATGGCGACCTTCCCCCCCGCCCCGGACAGCGCCTCCCCGATCTTCATGGTCATAAGTTTGTTTATGACTTCGTTTGCCTTCTGGACAATGGTATCCATCTGGTCCTTGATGGGCTTGGTCGGGTCCGCCTGCGAAAGCGCGGTTTCAAGCGCCTTGTAGAGCTCATCACCCTTGCCCTTCAGGGCGGGGATGGTGCTTTCCCAGACATCAACCTGGTCTTTGAGCCACTCCCTGCTGATTTCCGGTGGCTTGAAATCGCCAAAGGTATTGACGAGCATGCCGATCATATCCCTGGCGGCGCCACCCATGTCGCCGGCCTCGCCCCTGACAGACGCGACCATCGCGTTGACCATCGCTCTGACCTGGGATATTGGCAAACCGCTTTCCAACGCGATCTTTGCGGCCATTCTCTCGAGTTGTATCTTTGAGGCGATGGCCAGGTCGTCGGGCCTGATGTTCTTGACCATCACTTCGCTTAGCCTGGCGAATGCGTCCCCGGTTATGCCAACCTTTTCGCCCGCGATTCTCGCGATCTCCCCAAGTCCCGTATCGTAAAGCCGTTGCATCTCCGCCATGTTTGACGCGGTTTTGCCCGAAAGGTTGTCCAGCGTCTGATACATCTCGTATATCTGCGCCCTCCAGGCCTCTTGCTCCGCGCCCCTGGTCCCACTCTCCATCGCCTGCGCGATTATGAGTCGTACTTGGATGACTCCTTTATAGAAATCTTTGAGGGCCTGGATGGATGATTGGATGATACTTATGAATGTCGGCATATTCCGGATGGCCCACTCGACCGCGGCCTTGAAGCCCTGAAGTATTGGTCTCCCCAGGGGTTCGGCGGCGAGGTTGAGGATGTTCTTGAGCTGGTCGACCATTTGTCCCAGCGTCATTGTCCGGTTGGCGGTTTCGTTTATCGTCGGCCCGCCGCTCTTGAGGGATGACATGAAGTCGTCGACGTTGAGCTTGCCCTGCCTGATTGGCCCCACCAGCTGCCCGGCGACCCGTGCGCCGAACAGGCCGATGGCGATCTGTATCGCCTCAGTCTCGGTGCGGGCCCCCTTTATGGCGTCCATCATCTTCGGGAACTCGGTCTGCGGGTCCTTGCCGGCCTTCGCCAGTTTCCCGAGGGACATCTTCATCCCCATGAAGACCTTGTCGGCGGACAGGCCCTCCGCGGTGAGCTGCCCGGTCAAGGCGGCGGTCTTCTCGAAGGACCATCCGAGCATCTGCGTTACCGGCGCCGCGGATCGGACCGTTTCTGCGAGCGCGTTGATGTTGGCCCCCGTCGAGGCCGAGACCTTGTACAGGTAGTCCAGTGCGGAACTCTGGTTCTTCGTGGAGATGTTCCACACGTTGAGGGCGCCGGTGACCGTGTCGACCATGGGTTTCACGTCCGAGTCGGTGATGCGGGCGAGGTTCAGGAATTGACGGGTCATGTCCTGAAGGGGCTTTCCTATCTCTCCCGTCCTCTGCCGTATGAGCGACATGGCCTCGCCGACGCTCTTGGCATCTTCCGGGACCTGGCCGAGCACCTTTCGGTAGTCCTTGCCCAACTGTTCCAGGGCGGGTCCGACCTCGCCCGTGCGCTGCTTGATGATCCGGAAGCCGCTCCCCACGTACTTGGCCGCGTCGATGGAGAACTTGGCGATGGCGACACCGGCGAGCACGAAAGCCGCAGGGATCAGCACTGCGCCGAAATGGGTTAACATCCCGCTCAGTTTCCCGATCATGGGACTGATGCCGGCGAAGCTCGAGGCAAGAGCGGAAGTGTCCCCCCCGACACCTACCATCAGTCTTTCAAGCTCTTCACCCATTTTCAATCACCTTTCCCCCGAGTGCGGCGTTGATGGCCATGACCACCGTGAGCATCTCCTCGGGTGTTTGGTTTCTCTTTGGTTCTGCGGCGCGCGACGGCATGAAGTCGTCGATGGTGAACGGGGACCTGCGCTTCTTCTGGTCGCGGAATGCGTTGGCGAACAGGCATGCTATCTGGGCGGAGCGGAAGTCCTCTGCCTCCTCGTGGGCGAGGTGCTGCTTGCACAGCTCGTCGTACTCGTTGAACCAGAGGTCCCAGAAGTCATCCTCCGACAGTCCGAGGTCGTAGCGTCCAACGGCCCACAGGCTCAACCAGTCGACGTCCCCGTCTCTTTTGGGGGTTCCCCCTCCCCCTCAGAGGAAGAAGTGCCCATGAGTTCGCCGATCTTTTCCGTGTATTCGGGAAGGCGAGCAAAATCCAGAAATTCATCCGCCTGGTCTTGCGTGAGTTCAGGGTCGTCATCGAGCAACATGAGCCATATCAGGGTCGAAGCCTCCTCGACCCCGAATCCACTGGACATGTCCAGGAGGCTCTTCCCGGTGATCTCCTTGAACTTCTTGCCCACTTTGAACGTGAGCGTCATGTAACGCGTTCGGTCGAGCTCGATCTCGACCCTCGGGACGTTTCTACCCATCTCTCCTCCCTCTTATGCCGAGGCCCTGGTCAGATGCACGGTGTATTCCTTGGCTACCTTGCCCGTCTCCTTCACGCTGATGACCGCCGTCACTATGGACCCGGCGGACCCGAGCGTTATCGCCGTTGACGGGTTACCCGACACGACAACCTGCGAGACCCCGTTGGCGGTGATCGTTATCACGCCCGCCGTCGCCGTCGGGGTGATCGTCACCGAGGACACGCCGGTCGCTATATCCGCGACGTACTCGTAGACCGCCCCCGCAGCTGCCGGGACTATAAGCGTGCCGGCTCCCGAGACCGTGAAGAACGGCGTGGTCAGGCCCGTCGAGAGCGTGATCGACAGCGTCGGCTGACCCGATATCTCGAGCTCCGCTTCGAACTTCTGCGTCCCGTCCACCTCCATCGGCGGCAAGGCCCACTTGGTCACGAGCGCGCTGAACGCGAAGGTCGATGATATCCCCGGAAACTCGATCGTGAATGTCTGGAGCGTGCCCGCTGCCTGGTCCGTCATGAGGCCGATCTGCCCGAGCGTGTCACCGGGGATGAAGTTGCCCTCGCACGGGATGTTGCCCGCGTCGAGCACGGTCATGATCTTCTCCCGGAAGGCGGCCGTGGACTGGTGGGTCGTCACGTCCTCGAAGTCGGCGGTGATCTCTATCCCGCCGATGCTCGTGAGCTCCCCGATCGCGTTTCCGTTCCTCTTGAGAATTGTCCCGTATGCCCGTTTCGCTGCTGTTACCATCTCTTCTCCTCCTTTGTCGTCCCACTAAAAAAGCCCCGCGATTGCGAGGCTTTGTCCTATATCCCGCTGTACCCTATTCCCTGAAGGCCACCATGAAGTCGAGGGGCGCCTGGTATATCCCGGCGGCCGGCTCATACATGTCGCGGTCGCCGACGCAGAGGCAGCTCCCGATCTCGGTGGTCCCCATCATTCCGGAGTATCCGTCGAGTACGTCTCTCAGCTCACTTGCGATCTCGCGGACGTCCCCGTGCTTGACCGCCCAGCACGAGATCTGGAATCGGCACTTCGTGAGGTGGCTGAATCCCTGGTGCGAATAGATCGGAACGGTCGAGACCCTGAAGAATGTGAGCGCCGGCAGGACCGCTTTTTGCGGCAGCTTCACCGAGTAGACCCTTCCTGCGACCAGGGTCACGTGAGCTGTGAGGTATGCTCCCAGAGCCTTCTCGATTTCCATCAGAGGCTCCTCAGGGCTTCCCTGATCTCCTTCACTATCGCGTCCTTGTTCTCGTCGAGCGCCGGGCGGAGGTAGGGCCGGGCCGGCATCTGCACGGAAGTAACGCTGTGCCACTCCCCGTCTCCCGTCCGGAACACCAGGTAGGGTCCGTTCTTGGCCTCAATTATACCGCCGAACTCGTGGATGGCGGCGTATTCGAGATTCGTTCCCACGGCCACAACGACCCTCTGGGCGCTCTTCTCGACCGTCTCGTGGTGTATCGAGCGCTTCAGCGTGCCGGTTTTGTAGGGGGCCTTGTCCTTAGCGTCGTTCTCGACCAAGAGTGCGGCGGATGTCACTGCGGCCTCGAGCTTGTCCGCGTATTCGTCCGACTTCGCCTCGACCTTCTTGAGCAGTGACTCGGCCCCCATGAGGGTTAGCCAGCTCTTCACGTCACCACCTCGCAGGCCAGCCTCGTCGTTTGCCCGTGGCTGTCGTGTTCCACGAGGAGTATGTCGAGCGTGATATCGTCCACCACGGCGCGCATCTTCTCGGTGATCTCGGGATAGTGCCCGGCCAGGGTGACCCGGTGGGTCGCCGGGACGTAGGTCATGTCGGGCCTCTTGACCTCCTGCCCCCCGGCCGCTGCCATGGCGCAGGGGATGTCCTCGTGCCCCAGCCTCGCGCTCCAGGCGCTCACCTCGTCGCGGTACTCGTCAACCGTGACGGTGGCTTCCTCGATCATGCACCTGGAGGGGAAGAAGCGGTGGAGGCTCTCGAGCATCTTCGGGTGTATGAGCGTCTCCTCGCTCATGGGATCCCCCTTATCGCGTCCTTGGCGATCTTCTCCCTCAGGCTGAAGTCGTCGACGGGGTTCTCCGCCCAGTCCGGCACGTCGAAGATGGTCTCGCCCTCCTCCTCCAGAGCTTGCTTCCTCAGCTCCGCCGCGTGCTCCCTCAGGGCCTTCGCCTCGGAAGGCCCATCCGTTGACAGATCAAGGAGCTTGATCCTCTTCTGGACGAGGACCTCATTGGAGGCTATGGTGTCCAAAGCCATCGCCGCAGCGTTCAGGATGCAGCTGTTCATGGTGACGAAGGCCTCGATCTCGTCGTCGGAGAACATCAGGTGCTCGAAGTCCTTGTCGTTGACTATGAGGCGGACCTTGCCCACGTCGGTCGTCAGGTCGTATCGCACGGTGTCCCCCCTCGGAGGGGGCTCGCGCCCCCTCCCGGGTTAGCTTCTGCTACTTCTTTCCGGCCGGCTTTTTGGAAGGCTTCTTGGCCGGCTGCCTGGCTAACTTCTCCTCAGACTCCGGCTCCTCGGCCTTCTCGGGCGCCAGGATCTCCTCAGTTATCTCAGGCTTGGGCTCGGGCACCTTCGGCTTGGGCGGCTTCGCGAGGATGTCCTCGGCCTCGCCCCTCCCGATGAGGGCCTTCGCCAGGGAGTCCTGGACGTCGTATCTCTTGCCCTTCTCGAGCAACTGCCCGACGGTCCAGACTTCGCTCAGCATCTTTATGTGCATCTTGTCCTCCTCTCCGTTGTTTCGGGTTCCCGCTGTCGGGCCTGACGCGGCCTACGTGTGGACCTGGGCGTAGGCGAACCTCGGGTCCATCGGCGCGCCGCCCATGCAGTGCCTTACCCGGTAGAACACGTTGTCCGACTCGAAGTCGCCCTCGAGCGCCCCGATCGGCGCGCCCCCGGCGACGCCCACCTTGTTCGAGGCCTTCATGCAGACCTCCGGGCTCTCGTGGCCCCTCAGGTAGTCGAACTCCACCGCGACGCCCTGCGAGAGGTCCGCGAAGACGTACCACGTGCCGTCGTTATTGCCCGACGTGTCGATCACCGGCAACAGCGGGTTCACGTGCAGCTGCAGTCCCATCTGCGTCAGGATGTTGGCGGTGGGCACGGGGATTCCTCCGCCGGCGCCGACCTCCGTCCACTGCTTCAGGACCGAGGTAAGGACCGCCCTCGCGGTCATCTCGAGCATCGGCGGGACCACCACGTGCCTGCCGACTACGCTGAGGGGCTTCCCGAGGACGTCCGTCTGGGCCGCCATCAGTCCCAGCGTCGCCTCGAGGTTCGCGATCGTCAGGGCCAGGACCCCCGTGTTCGTCACGTTCTGCCCGTCGACGTCCGCTATCGGCGCGCCGAAGAGCAGCGGGTTGGGACCCGCCGCCACGGCTATCTGGTTGGTCGCGACGTATGATTCCGTGTAGAGGGCGGCGTCGGAGAACCTCGCCGGGAAGTCGCTGAAGGCCCCGAGGTCGTCGTTTATGAGCGATTCCCAGGAGATGTCGAACTGCCTCCCCCTCTTCTTGACGTTGATGTGATAGTGGGCGTCGGACATCGGGGCCACGAGGTACTCGCCCTTCTCGGCCACCTCGGGGAGCAGGCTGTCGTTCCCCTGCACCTTGTGGAGCTCCCTCTGCCGGAAGTCCCTGCAGGAGCCGACCTTGACGTAGGCCTTCCAGTCCGGCACCACCAGCTTGTAGCGGGCCAGGAGCTCGCGGTCGAGTATCCCGCCGAACAGGTACGGGAAGTCGGTGGTGGTGATGGCCTCCCGCATCAGGTACTCCCACCTGTGCATCGGGTGTCGGTCGGTGTTCATGAGCAGGTCGAGGGCGCGGGAGGTCGCCGCCTCGTTGACCTTTATCCCTCGGACGGGGTTATATCCCTCCCATCCCTCCATCAGTTCCATAAACTCAGGCATTTTTTCCTCCTTGTTGGGTACTAAAAAACCCGCCTTTCGGCGGGCCTTTGCCTTGCGGTACGGGCTTGTCTATACCTTGGTCGCGGCGACTATCGTCGTTGGCAGCGAGTAGTAGACGGTCATCCGGGTGCGCCCGGCCGTGCCGGCACCCACCGATACCACAACGCCGCTGACCACACGCTCGGTTGCCAGGTAGCGCCGCCTCACGTGCGCGCCGGCTGCCGGCACGTCCACGTCGGCACCCTGCTTGCCACCGGTGTGGCTGAAGCTGATGGACTCGCCCGCCAGCAGGTCTGTGGCCTTGAGGTTCACGGCGGCAAAGAAGCCGTCAGGGTCGGCGGCGTCGCCGACATTCATGGCGGCCGAGGTCGCGGCATCCCAGAGGGCCACGGCGTGAACGATGACGTCTGTCAAGAAGGCACCGGCAGGCACGGTTATGGAGCCGGTGTATGTCCCCGCTCCGGTCTCCGTGAATGTGACCGCCTTCGCATAGATCAGGTCATTCGTGAGTACGTCGGGGTCCCAGTGAACCTTGATCGCGACGACGGCTGTGAGGCTGGAACCGACATCTCCCAATGCGTAGCCGAAGCGTGCATGGGTCGCCTGGTTGCGGATCTTCGATATGACTGCTGTGGTCTTGTTGATGTAGAGCTCGTCTCCCGGGGCTATGGCGCTGTTGCCGCCCTCGTCCACTGCGGTGGCGGTCAGGAACCATATTCCCTCGGTGTCGATGGCTATGAGGTCGGTCGCTGCCGAGGCGCTTGTGAAGGCCACGCCGACGATGTTCTCGCCCACGAGAACAGGGTCGCCGCCGTCAACAAAGCCGTCCGCGTGGGTCGGGTGGATGAGATAGCTCTCCTCTAGGGTCAGGTGCCTACCCTCACCTGTGCTGGAGCATTCCTCTCCAGTCGTGTGTCCGGTTGCCAAATACTGTGCTGGCATTTGTCCCTCCTTCTAGTCTCTTTATTGTCAGTCTCTCGCCGGGTTGTCCTGTCTAGCGGCCTTGGGCCGCGATCTCGGCCATCCTCTCAGCCTCCTCATCGGACCTGCCCTCACGGATGAAGGTGGCCTTGAAGGACTCCTTGAGCTTCGCCTTGCCGCTGTCGTCTCCGCCGGCCCCCATGCCGCGGATCTCGCCCGAGCCGGTTATCTTGGCTATGTAGTCGGATTCGGACTTGATCGCCTCTTCGATGTCCTTCTCGTACTCCTCCCGGTCGAGCTTGCCCTCCTTGATTGCGGGGCTCCTGACCAGGGTCTCGACGAGCCTGGCCCTCGTGATCTCCGGGAGGTCCGAGGCGCCCACCTTCTCGACCGCGGTGTCGCGCGCCTCCCTAAGGATGGCGGACTCCTTGAGCCTCGCGTTCTCCTCGGCGAGCTCCGTCTTCTCCCTCTCGAGCCCGGTCTTGGCCTCCTCGAGCTCCTTCACTTTCTCTTCTTCCATCCGTTTCGCCTCCTCCATCTCTACCTTTCCCTTGTCGCTTTCCCTGTCTTCCTCGCGTGCCCTGTCCCGCGCCGACTCGAAGAGCTGGACGACCTGGCCGCCGGCGCCCGGAGTGGTGATATAGTCGACCGACTTGGCCGCCACGAGCTTCTCGATGATCGGGCCCTTTCTTCCCTCCGCCTCGCCGGATACCGCCTTGCCGAGCGCCCTGTGCGATACGCCTATGTGCGGGGCGAGCTCCTCTATGGCTTCCCTGTAGGGCCCGAACACCTTGGCCTTGGCGTAGACGCCGGGACCCCTGGGGCCATCCTCCCTGAACGCCCCGGTGCTGATAAGCTCGCCGGCGAGGTCGCGCAGCGAGCGCTCGGGGCGCTCCCGGTCCTCGCTCTCGGTGGGGTGGTCCCAGTACATGTGCAGGCCCGGCTTGTAGATTGACGCGTCGCGCCTGAGCATCTCCTTTGAGTAGAAGCCGCTCGATCCCCAGCCGGGCTGTATGATCTTTATCTCCGCTGTCCCGTCCTTGGCGACCGCTTGTTCTGAAAGGGGGATGACGTCTCCGCCTATCGACTCGGCCACGGGCTCGTAGACGGTCCGCGCCACTACCTCCGTCGGGTCGCCGACCGTGATCTTGCCGTTGGCATCCTCCGAGTAGTCAAGCTGGTAGGTCTTGCCGCCGAAGTCGTAGATGAGGTAGTCGTCGTAGACGTCCCTGACCCAGGGCCCCTCGGAGGCGCTGCCGAGGCCCATCCTGTCCCTGAGGGCGAGACCTAGCTGGCGCCTGAGCTCCTCGTGGGACTCGTCGCCCGCCTCCTTATAGGTCGGCAGGTTCTTCTTGGCGAGCGCCTGCGCCTTGGCCGTCGCCTTATCCTTCGCCGCTTTGTCGAGGCTTGACTGCGGTATCCTCGCCAGGGCGTTCCTCAGGTGCGGCAGGTTGAGGCTGCCCTCGGAGTCGTAGACCGGGAAGTAGCGCAGGGAGCGCGGCACCGTCTTCCCATCCTCGTCCTTCTCGCCGCCGGGGCCTACGTAGAGGAACGCAGAATCCGGCAGGTCGTTGATATAGGCAACGTCCCACTCTGCCTCAGTGAGCCTTGCCAAGACTGACGGAAGCGCCACCAATGTGAGGGACTCTATCGCCTCCTTGTTCATCCCCGCTTCTTTCAGCTTTGCGATTATTCCTTCCCACATGTACACGTCTGCCTCCTTAACGTTCTTGGCCGCCGCGTTGGCGACCCTTATAGCCTGCGCGTCGCAATCCTTCTCGTCCCCGCCGCCCTCGACGCACCTATCCCTGGTGCTGTTCGCTATCTTCAGCCAGGCCGCCGCCTGCTTGGTGCTCAATCCCTTTATGTGCCTCTCGACATCCCCGGCCTTCCAGGGCATCTACTCCCCCTCGCTTCCGACCCGCCTATAAGCCGCATAACATCGGCATCCAGGGAAACGGGGCGGCTCGTCATCACCTGACGGGAATGATTCATCAAGCGGTATCCAGTCTGCATCTTGGTTTTCTTGACATTCCTCAGTTACGAGGTCATCTTGCATGGTGTTCCAGGAGTGCTCCATCTCGAGGCCGGCGGCCACGAGCTGGTCAATGCCCTGGCGGTTGCCCTGCTCGTAGGCGTTGGCGCTCTCTGTCACCGCGACCAGGTGGGCCCGGCTCTCGATGTGGAGCTGCGGCTTGCCGACCGCGAACTCCTCGAAGCGCCCGCTGATCTCGCGGGCCGTGCGGTTGTAGGACCAGCCCTCCTCGACGCCCCGGGTCACGAGGCGGGCGATCTCGTCGCGGGTCGTCTGGTTTATCTTCGTGACCATCTCGGCGGCGTGCTCCTCGAGCCACTGGACGGCCCGTGGGTTCTTAAGGCCCAGGGCTACGCTCGCCCCCCACTCGGCCGAGGCCGACATGCCCGCCCTCATCGCCTCGCTCGTGCCGGACTGAATGGCGGCCGTCATGTCCTCGATGGTCTCGAGCTCGACGACGCCGAGTATCTTGTCTATCTCGGAGGGCCCTATCGCTTCGGCGAAAAGGCTCTTGTATTTCTCAATGCCCTTCTTGAAGAGGCCGTCCTGCCTGCGGAAGACCTTCTGCATCTTCTTCTCGAGGCCGGAGGCGATCTTGACCAGTATCCTCTCGCGGGTGTATTCGCTCACCGCCTCCTTGAGGTTGGTGACCGCCTCAAGAAGAGCCGGCATCCCTCACCGCCTCCTGGAGCTCCTTGACCGCGGCCACGAGTCTGGTCTCCGCCACCGTCTCGCCCGCCGGGTAGAGCTGTTCGATCATCGCATCGATGTCCTCCTCGCCCAGGGCGGTCAGGAGCATCCGCGTGATCGTCGGCATGTCGAGCGTGCCGGCCGGAACCTGGCCCGAGAGAGTCGCTGCCTTGACCACCGCATCCACCGCCGAGGCCACGTCGTGCTCGAGGATCGGCGGGAAGGTTATCTTGACAGAGGGGTCGACGCCTGTCGCAAACTCGAGATGCGGGGTGCCGTCCTCCTCCTCCGTGACGCTGCCTACTAACTTCTTTGCCTCGACCGCGCGCGCCAGGACATAGCCGATTATGTCCCTGTGTATGTCGGCCCAGAGGGTCTGCCTCGAGACCATCATGAGCTCCGTCGGCCTGTCGAGGCTTTTCGCCGTGGCGAGCGTCCCGACCGAGGTGTCGCCGAAGAACGTCTCGGGCAGTCCTGTCGCGGCGGCCACCATGAGCAGCAGCCTCCTGCCGTCGTCGGCGGACGTCGTCGCCCCGGCTGTCCTAATCGGGTCCATCCTGATGCTGCCCGGCTCGATGAGCGTCGACGCGGTGAGCGGCGGCGGGTTCGTCTCCACGCCCGTTGGTAGCGTGCTCTCGAACTTCCTCTTCACGGCTTCGACTGCGGCCGCGCTTCCCGTCCCGCCCCTGATGCCCGAGACCCGCCAGGCGAACCTGGCGTACGCCTGGACGATGGTCGACCAGTTTTCGAGGAAGTCCTTGTATGCCCTCGCCCAGTCGATCGCCGCGTAGACCTCGGAGATCCCGAAGCTCATGCGGCCAAGTCCGCCGACCCTCACGTGGTAGACGGGGCTGTCCCACTCGATGTTCTTGTTGCCTATCGTCTTCGGCCTCTCGGACGACTTCGGCCTGTACCGCCAGTCGGGGTAGTAGGCGACCTGCGGCGTCGTGCTGCTCATGCCCGTCTCGAGCTTGAGTTCCGACTTGCCCCACGATCGCTTGTAGTACCAGGGGTCCTTCGAGTCCTCCGGGTTCTTGATTATCTCCAAGACCTCGTCGACGGGGATTGTGCGGATGCGGACGCGCCCCGTCTCCTTGTTGGTGAAGAAGCAGAAGAAGATGTTGCCCTCGACCTGGAGGTCCTGCTCTTTGTACATCCTCGCCTGGTGGATTGTCAGCTCGGCCTTGTTCTTCGCGTCGTCGAGGAAGCCCTGGACCACCTCGTTAATCGCCTCGTCCTTCGCGCTGATGTTCATCCCCTGCCCGAAGACGTAGTAGACCTGGGCGTTGACCCCGCGCTGTATGAGGGGGTTCTTGAGGTAGGCGATGCGCGCGAGCTGGCATATCCTGGTCAGACCCTCGCGGGAGAACTCCTGCTCCGTCTCGAAGCCGAGACGCAACCATCCCTGATCCTCCAAAGCCAACTCTAAATCCGTGAGGCGTTCAGTGAGACTGACTAGATTGCCTTGCTCGGTCTCCAAGATCTCATTCAGTTCCACGTTGAGCTGTTCTGTCTCAGACAATCTTTGCCGAAGGCTCATGCTCCTCCTCTTGCTGAATGAAATCTCCATAGACATGCAGGATTTCCTTGGCCCATTTCACCAAGTCTTCCACTCGCTGTCCTGATCTCTGAGGGGTAACCCATAATTCAAGATTCTCTGGACGATTGTCTTGGCGGTCACCATTCTTGTGATGTACGCTCTCGTTTGCCATGAGTGGTCGCCCGATCATCTCAGACATCACCAGCCGATGTTCATAGACATAACCCTTTGAGTTGGCATCGATGTGGCGTGGCAGATGGATACGTTTATAACCCTGGGATATTGATTCTTTCGGAGCTTTCTTTCGTAATGGCTGGATGTTCGCATCGCCGTGTTTTCGCCAACGCTTCCAATGCTTGTGACAATAACCACGAGCAATCTGTTTCTGAGTGCATCCTTTTATGGTGCAAGATTGTTGATTGGCATGTATCTTCTCGGGCAAATCAAGGGAACCGTGTACTTTCAACCGCCGGAGATGTTTGTGGCAAAGGCCGTGCGCTGCAGACTTAGTTGAGCAGTCGGCAACAGTACATTCTTCCGGGTTTGGTCTTCGCCCCGTCCTTCCTAGAGGATCACCATTGCGACGCCAGAAATCATAATGCTGACTACAATATCCTCTAGCTATAGATTCGTTTGGACAATTGCGAATCGCGCAGAGTGACATGTCCGTCTCCTATATGGGCGAAATTACATATGGTTCGTAAAACTCTATAGTCTGCTCAGGCTCACCCTGCGGCGCGCCCTCGAGCGTGTGCAGGAGATAGCGTGCGCAATCAGGGATATGATCGTCCTTCTTGATCGGGTTCTCTGTTGATACATCTCCGGTCACGGGGTCCACGGGGAAGGAATAGCGCTCCATCTGGTCCACCAAGGCAGGGCACCTGCCGCGCATGATCTTCAAGCGTCCAGTCTTAATGATGCCCGTCACCGTGACTATCCCGGCCAGGACCGCGTTGTTCGCCTTAACAAGGGGAACGATCCCATACTGTGCCAGCTCGTTGACATCCGTAAGCCTGGCCGGGTCGTATATCCACGCCTGCACCTGCCCCCTGACACTTGCCTTCAACTGCCCGGCGTGTTCTTTCGCCGAGGTCAGAATCTCCGTGTAGTAGTCCGAGTACGCGTAGTAGACGCCGTCATTCCATGCCAAGAACAGTGCTCCGAAGAACACACTCGGGTCGAGCCCGACATAAACCGGCCAGTCGTCCGGGATCTCGAAGGGATCCACGAATAGGTGCTCGCCGAACTCGGGGTAGACAAGTCCAGCCGGTTTGCGGAACTTGCCGTCGTACCTCATGTCGAACATCCAGCCGGGGAGTGTCGCCTTCGCCCTTTTATACTCACCTTTTGGGTAATTAGGGTTGTCGATCGAGCGGAACTGGATCACGTCGTAGTCTGGATCCCCCCGCTCCCACGCCTTGAAGATCTCGTGGTAATACCAGTTCATCGCCCATGGGTATCCCGTGAAAAGAACAGGAGCCTCGTGGTATCCGGTACGCCCCTGGATTATCGGCCATATCAAGCCCTTCATCTGCCCCGGTTCATCGATCCAGGCGGCCCGGAAGTGGTGACCCTCTATCCTCTCGGGCTTGTCAGCTGAGCGGAAGTAGATTCTGCCTCCTGTAGGCAGCCTGTATATCCTTGCCTGCGCCTGCCATTCGCCTTGAAGGGAAGTCTCCGTATAGTGCTCATTCAAATATGGCAGCATCTGGTCGCGGGCCATCTCGGCAGTCGGACCCAGAGCGAGATACCGGGCATCTCTGATGCCGAGCTCATGGTCCCTGGAGATGATGTTCGCAAGCCACACCGGTGCCCACCAGGACTTCCCGCCTCCGGTCCCGCCAATCATGACTATGTATCGGGCTTTGCTGTCTAGCGCTTTCTCCTGAAACCAATAGGGCCTAACTACTTTTGCCATTTCGCTGTATCACCAACGGGCCTATGATTTCGTGAGTCATCTTGGTACCTTGAGTGACCCGGTAATATCGCTCCATCGCCTTGGACTGCTCCTCAGCCAACTTCACGAGAGCACATCGTGTCTTGGCGTTGATGATGCCAGAATCTTCGGCCTGCTCTAGTAGTCTCTGTGTCAATGCCTCAATCAAAGCAACTGGACGCTTGAGATCGAGTAGTTCGTCTTCACTCAACAGCTCGCGCACTCTATCGCCAACGAGATTGCCCTTGTATTTCGAGTACAAGCCGTGTATTGGCGGGCGCCCCTGGTGCATCCGACAGACGTCCTTGCCCTTCAGTGCATAGGCTCTGCAACGTTCTTGAGATCGTTTGCTCTTCGCCGTACACTGCATGGGTTATCCCGTGCCTCCATAGACGCAAGGGTTACTGCCTCCCTCGCCCTCTCAACTACATCCTCAAGCCCGTGGTTTGCGGCGAATCTGTCCCTGCCCTTTTGGTGCCAGGAGTCTCCCGAGAACACATGGTGATCGGCGCAACAGTAGAACTCGTTGGCCGGGACTCTTGCTCTATCGCCATGAGCCCCGACCGTAAAGACGTGATGCCGATGTTCAGCCAACTTGGGGCATCCGGGAACTTCGCACAGCATAAAGAAAGACCCTCCCGGGTCGTTGATGTCATGGGCCCGAAAGGGGTTCGGGCCCAACGCGGCTGCCCGCGTGCTGCGGGCTTTCGGGGATCATGAATGAAGCGCCAAAGAAAAACCCGCCATCAAGGCGGGCCTCTTCAGACACTTCGAGTATCCGGTAAAATTGTCAAGGATGCGTCAGTGTTTTGTCAAGAGGCCGCTTCTTGTTTTTTTTGTTGCGGTGTTTTCCCAATCGAAACCCCTAACAACTTTTCTCTCAAGTGATGATAGAGATGCGCCTTGGCATGGCACGTCTCGCAAAGCGTCATCCCATTCCATAATTTGTATTTGAGTTCAGGATACTTCTCTTTCGGATAGACGTGATGAGCCTCAAGTTCTCCGCCTTTAGCCCCACATGATTGACAACGAAAGCAGTCTCTTTGGTAAACCATCTCCCGCCATATGTCAGATTTGCCTCCGCCTGACTTGCCGACATATTTCTCGTTTGTTCTACCCAATCGTGATCCCCCTCGCCATCTCAAGCCAGTACTCGTACTCCGCGGACAGCTTACCGATTTTCCTGTCGAGCTCTTGCATCTTCTCGTGCGCCCTCGTGTCGTTTATCAGTATGCCGGTCCCGCCACGCTTGCCCTGCCTGAACGCCATGAACGCCTGTCGGTCGGCGGCGCCACGGTAGGCCAGGTACTTGATCGTCGCGTATGTTGCGTTCAGCCTCTCTATCGGCAAAGCGACCTCATCCTCGTAGCCACGTCCAGGAGTACCCTTTCCGCGTCCGGCCCCAGCGCGCGGAGCCTTCTCGCCGGCTGCTCCAGAAGCCACTCGACCTCCCTCTTTATGCCATAAGCCACGTGCTCCACCAACGTCTTCTCCGGCCGCGAGTGGACCGCCTTCTGCCTCCTTATAAGATTAGCGTAGTCCCTCCGGCAGTCGTCGTGCCAGGGCGACCGCTTAGTGCTGTTCAGATCGCATCCGCAAAGGACGCAGTGTCTCACATTAACTACCTCGTCGCTTGAAGTCTCTTAAGCCTTACCTTACCTCGCCTGACATCACCAAACCCGGCCACATCCCACCCAAACTCACCCGACATCACCCGAACTTGCCCCACCATGCCTCTCCTCAACCGACCGCATCGGACCCCACCTGGCCTAACCTGACCCCACCATGCCAAACCTTACCTTACATCGCCGCGCCCAGCCTGACGTCACCGGACCCATCCTCACCTAACACCAACTGACAACCTTGAACCTGCCGAACTTCGGGCGGTAATCGCCGATACCAACGAAACTACCGGCTTGGTCTAAGACATCACGGACCACGCTCTTGTCAAGCTGCTCATCAAGAACCTCGATCTCAAATGAAAGCCTCCACTTGTCCAAGCGAGGCCTGTATCTGAGAACCGCGTTCCGCTGGACGACGGCGCGCCTCTCATCGATCTCGTATTCGTTGATTTCGTGTGGAATCATAAATGGCTTTACGAAGACGGCGGCCTTGAACAGGTCCTTGTACGTCTTGTTCCTCTTGCCTGGTATGGTGAAATTAGTGGCCGCCTTCACCATCGCAGACTCGATATGCTCCGCCGGCTGGACGAGATTGCCGCCCTCGTCCCTATACGCCGCCTTCTCGCCCTCCGCCTTCCAGTCGATGGTGCCGGTTTTTTTCCGGCCTTTGGATTCCGGCTCATCGGCGTTGAAATAGCGGTGCATCAACAGCGGCGCCGTCCCCTCGATAGTCACCTTAATCATGTTCCCGTTCCCTTTCATGATTCCCCCTTTCTGTCCCTCGCCTCGAGCCTTAGTATCTCGACGAACATCAAAAGCCCCATGCCGAGCTGGTTTACCCTGTCGGCGTCCTCGTTTGTCTGCTTCGTTATCGAGGCCAGCGCCTCCCCCAGGATCGCGGGCGTGACCACCACCTGGGCGGGGAAGGCGAGGTCGGGGTCGTCGGTCATTTCACACCCGGTTTGTGCTCGGGGCAGTACCTCGTTCCCGTATGGTTCTTAGGGACCATCATCTTCAGGCCGCAAACGATACAGTGACGCTCTATCATGGCGTCGCCGTGCCCCTTCCAGCTTGCCATCTTGCAGGACGTCGCCTCCTTCGCGGGGTCAGGTTCGGGCCGGCAGAAGTCAGCCATTATTCATTCCTTGCCACTATGCACTCAGGACAATTTATAGGTTTCTTGGTCCGCTTCCAGACCGCGAAGGGCACCAGTTTCTTCCGCTTGCAGCTGACCTCGTATCCGCCCCTCGCCTTGACCCTGTGGCCGTGGTGAACCGGGCCGCCGTCACGCCTCTGGAGTCTCACTCACTCATCTCCCGATTCTCTCGGCCTGCTCAAGCATTTTGTTTTCTACAACCTCATACAGGTCGCCCGGCTCAAGGAACACCTTGACCTCTATCTGCACAACCAACGCCTTGTGGCTAAATGACTTTTCACCGATGCCGTTTGCGTAAATGTCATAGTCCTTTGTGATTCTGAAATCCTCCAATATGGACTTCACTGCTCATTCACCACCTTGCTCTTGCCATAGAGAGCGCATCGTTCATACAACTCGCATGGCTTATCGTCATAGCGTGTTAGGCTGTTTTCTTTCTTGGAGCAACTGGGCCGAGAGTCAGTGCGAATATAACCTCCTGATCCGTCGGGCCATGCCGTTTTGCTGCCGATGTAGAAATTGCAAAGTCCACACTTTTCTCCGGATTCGTCGTCCGGTATGCCCAGGGAGTTCAGGTAGCAGTCGGCGCAGATACCGTACTTGCCGGGCTTGTGCCTCTTGAGCTGCCATTCGGGAAGGTCAACCAAAACGCACCAGCTCGCCAGTACCCCGCCACCGAAGAGCTTGGGGTCGAGTCCCGTGTCGTAATCCATCTCGTCGCCACATACGCTGCACTTCATCAGACCTGCCTCCCACGGAAGAAACCGAGCAAATACGCCCTGGCCTCTTCGTCTGTGTTGAAGCCCCTGAGGACCCCGGCAATGTCCAGCAGGTCCTTGAGGCCCACTTGGAAAACAGGGTCCCTTTTCGGTGGAGGCGCTGTCTCTCTCTTCGCCTTGCCCGCCGGCTGTTTCTTCTTCGCATACTCCCTTTGCTTCTCGTTATAATGCTTCCGGCAGATGGCGCGGTTGGGTAACCTCTTCTCCGGGCAACCTTCGACCTCGCAGTTCTCTTCTTTCATTTCCTGCCTCCTCCTGTCCTCTCGCTCGACCGCGGCCATCAACACCCCGTGCCGTGTGTCTTCCGTCCCTTCCTGGGCCTCCTCGATCTTGGCGAATGCCTGGTCTATTGGTATCCACTTCTCCAATTGCGCCACTCACGCGTCTACGGCAGGAACTCGAGCTCCTCAGCCGCCTTCCAGGTCACGAGGTCGCCACCTAAAACCGTTCCCTTGATCCAGTGGAATCTATTGCCCCAGAGATCACGTCCGAACATGGACTCTTTCTCCCCCCGCGACATCTCCCGCAGTATGGTCACCCTCTGCCCCACAAACCGCCCGTCGAGCGCGTCCCTTATCAACGCTTCCATGGCCCGGCCTCCTTGCGCTCGCAAGCTCTCGATTTGCAGTTGTCGCAGTTCACACAGTCGTTACATATCGGGCGGTCGGGTATCTCCTCCATGCTCCTTGCCTCTACCTTCATGTCCTTCCCACATATCGAGCAGCAAACTTGGTAATCGACCATCAGCCCCCCATCCCAGCGACAGCCTCGGCCAGCGGGTTCGGGTTGTAGGGCGGCACCTCTACCGCGTCTATCCTCTGCCTGCACCCCTCGACCGCCCTCACCCACTCAGCCGGGTGCCCCTCGCAGTAACCCTTCGTGTCATGCGCCGTTTGCGCCGGACCCCAGAAGTGGAGCACGAAGTCAGCCGCGCCGCTTATAGCCGTCGGTATGTCGGGCCACGCGCACCAGCCGTTGCCGCTACCCCCGATACCAACTGAGCGTGTCCACTCGTTCGACTTCATGCACCAGTAGTTGAAATAGGCACAAGTGTAGCCGTTGGTGCCGAGCGATGTCTCGCGGGAGGTCAGTGCGCAAAGAAGATACGGATTGACCCCCGTCCTGTCGCCAGCGTCGATGAAGTTTCTGCCGTAACCACGCAAGGGGGATGAAGTAGGCGCGAGGTATCGGTTTATCTTCTCGGCCCTTGCGTTCTTCTCATACTCGGCCTTCCTGATCTCCTCCTGCCTCAATATCTCTTCGATGATCCAACTCCACTTGGAATGCTGGAGCTCGTTGAGGTACTCGTTGCCATCAGGCTGCCCGCCGGCCCCGGCACCGGAGGGTGCACCCGGGGGTACGGGTGGGGCCGGCGGCTCAACCTGCTCCGAGTCGGTAGGCTCGGATGGCAGCGGTGAAAACCTTAACTCCACACCTTTCGGGCGGCGTTGCTTCTCTCTCCTGATTGTCGATTCGACCGGTGATGCGTTGTAGACTATGAGCGCGAGCGCGAGTATCAGGAACGCGGCTGTGGCGGCTGCCCTTGAGACCTTGCGCTTGCGCTTTTTGCGAGCTCCTTTATTCTCTCGAGTAATGCGGCATCAGCTCCCTTCATCCGGGGCCAGTATTTGATTGCGATCCCTGCCCACCACTCGAGTGCGTCCTAGGTCTCCTTGCGCTTGAGGTGCTCGATGATCGCGACCGCGGTTGTGATGGCTGCCAGGAGGATGAGGGGGATAACTATCTCTGCTGTCATGAGGCCTCCTTTCTCTTCCAACCCTCGCTCGTGTGGATCAGCTCTTTCGCGCTGACCAGCTCCTCGAACTCTCTTCGCGGCAGCGTCTCCCCACCGAGAAGCTCGACCATGGGATCGCCGTGGTCATCGAGGGGTACTTCTTTCGCTGGTTCCTCTTCTCCCCTTCTTTTATAGCTGGAGAATGGGTCATTTTCGGGCAGAAACTTCTCCAGTCCACGCGCCATGAACTCGTCTATACGCCACTTGTAATTCATGAAGCACCCAGGGTCAGCGAGAATCATCGAGTAATTGTTAATGGACAACTCGATCTCTTCTACAGAGTAAATCTTGAGCTTCGCCTTGATGCTTGACTCATGCTTCTTCTCTAGGGAACGGTGTCGGATGAGATTGTCTTTTGAAATCCAGTGCTCGAAAATGCTATATATGTTTCTTTCTTCTGTATTTATATCTGACTCTGAATATAGTTTAAGGGTAGGGTTAACCCCTTCTTTAAGGGGTGGGTTAACCAACTGCGGATTGCCACCCTTCTTGCCTGCTCTCCTTGCCGCCTCTCTTTTTTCCCTGTCTTTACGCATTCTTTGCGAGTAGTACCCATGGTCGTCTTTCTTCAATACACCTTTCTCCGTGAGTTCTTTTAAACATGAATTGCATGTCTTCTGGGGTATCCCGAGTATGTGAGATAACTGCAAACTTGTTATCTTTTTGCTATTAGAAGTCAGATACCCGTATGGCTTCGAGTGGTGAAGTATCCCTATCAAGCGTATAAAAAATCCCTGGGTCGATAGCCTGCAGGAGGCAAGTTCTATGTCACTATTCCAGTCATCTGGATAGAACTTTATCCAGGGTTCCCTCTCATCCACTTTCCTTCTCCTGCGCCGCCTTGAACAGGATGTTTATTGCTTCCTCCGCGCATCGGTTGGCGTTCTTAAAAATCTCAGAGCCGGTGAAATGTAGAATCGGAATGCCGGCATTCTGGAAGTCGCGGTCCCTGGCCTTGTCCTTGGCGGCCTGCTCCTTCGTCTTCTCGTGGAAATCGTGTCCGTCGCATTCGATTGCAACAAGGATCTCGTCCTGCGGGTGTTTGCCGACATACATTGTGAGGAGAATGTCGACCCGGTACTTCTTCTTGCCAATCGCCATCTCAAACTGCGGTTCGGTCTCGAAGTAAGCATCATATCCTTCGCGAGAAAGCAAAAGGCTGATTATCATGAGCTGCTCGATCGGTGATTCGCAAGACAGAATTAGTTCAAGTTCATTCTGAAGGTTCTCAACACTTGGCAGTATTCGGTCTTTAAGAAAAGCAAGAACCACATTTTCTGGAAGCTCGAGAAGACCTTGATACATTTCAATCGCATTAACCACAAGCTCTTTTTGATATTCTGGTTTTCCTCGTTTACTGCTCATCACCATTCCCCCCCCAAAAAGGGCCTCCGATGTTTCGAAGGCCCCCTCAGGTTGTTTCCCCCGGCATGTACCATGTCAGTCATCCCATCCGCAGACGAAGTCGCAAGGATCGACATCGCACTCGAAACAGCATCCCTTATGGTCCATGGGGCAGTCGCGCGTCGGGTCGTTGCACCTGCCTCCGGGCGAATAGAGCTGGCAATCATCCGGTGGCTCGGGGTATCCGTCCTCGGGATTGTTGTGTGCTATGCCTTCTGCCACGTTGCCGTCGATGTAGTCCTGGTTCATCGCCTCTCCCCTTTGCATTTGCCGCACTCGCATTCCTCAGGGTGCTCTACCTTCCCGGACAGCTTGTCTCCGTTCTCGCGGATCTCCCTCTGGTGCTTCGGCTCTTTGCCCTTCCACCAGGGATGAGGTTTCATCTTCACGAGACCTCCTCCAGGTAAAACAGCCTCTGCTCTCCGAAGTACCTCTCCATGCCGGAATCGATCGCGTCGGCCACCTCGTGGTTGTCCCTGGCGACGTCGCGCCTCTGGGCTATGCAGTGCCGGTAAGCATCATCCCCCCACCCGATAGGCCAGGAGTAGCCACCGTCGAAGGTGCTCACGATCGGCTCCCCCAACTCGAGGCGCGCGTGCCGTATGATGGTGCGCAGGTCCCGGTCGTTTGACAGCCCCAGGTACTTCATAAGGTGCGCTGCGCTGGCGGCCCGATCCTCTCCCCTGTGCAATAGCCTTATGTGTCCTGTCAGACTCCGGGCGAGGTGGTCGAGGTTGTCCACTCAGACCCCCGCCTTCTTCTTCTCGATCAGGCCGTAGAGGATCTCGAGGCGCTCCTGTATCCGCTCGATCCTATCGGCGATATGCCTCCTCCAATCGGTCGGCGCGCTCATGCGTAGGATGCGGACGTCGGAGTTGAGGCTGTGCATGACCGTCCTTATCTGTATGTCCGTTGGTTGCTCCGACAGGCCGGGACTGATGTCGTCTAGGTTCACTCGACCTCCTGCAGCAGACCGTCCGAGATCTGGAACACGCTAAGGTCCTCTAGGTGTGGGTTCTCAATCCCTTTCGGGCCGAGGGTGCTCATGACGAGGATCGTGTCGTAATCGTCCTTGATTGATACCAGTGTGTTGATCAGGAGTGCCCTGTTGTCGGGGTCGAGGACCTCGGCGTCGTCTATCATCATCACCCTGAGGCCTGAGAGCCTCGACACCGCGTCCTGTAGGATGACCCCTATCCTCATTCTCTCTGACGAGGATAGGCGCGAGAGGTCGCTCTCGGCGCCGTCATGCGTCACGACGATTCGGAAGTCGGGGTCGACCAGAAATCCGAGTTCGTAGCGGCCGCCCGTCAAGAGGGACAGGCGCTCATTCGCCATCTTCTCGAGGGGGCCGATCGTCTCCGAGAGGAGCCTTCCCGGTATGCCCTTCGGCGAGGTGAGCTCCACCAGGCGCTCGAGCAGCCCTATGTCGGCCGAGAGCCTGGCGCGCTCCTCGCCTACCGCCTCCATCGCCTGGCGCGCGCCCTCGGCCCTGAGAATCTCCTCGAGCACAGCCCTTCCCTTGTCCAGCCTCTCCTGGAGCGTCTCGATCTCATCGGAGAGTCCCTTGCTTATCTCGACCTCGGGCAAGTCGTCGAGCTCCTCCTTGATCCGGTCCGCCCTTCCCTCTAGGTTCGCCCTGTCCGGGCCCGCAATCTCCAACTTCCGCTCGAGGTCCGCGGCCTTGCCGTCGACTTTGATGATCTCGGCGTCCAGGTCCATGCTCCTCTTCTCTATCTCGGAGACGAGCGTGTCCCTCTTGGCCTTCCCGAGCGGGCAGGTGACGATCCCGGGCGCGAGCGGGCAGGTCCTCTCCGCCCCTGCAGCTGCGAGCGACTCGGCGGCCCTCATGAGGCCGACCGACTCCTCGGTCTTGGCCTTCGCCTGGGCCCGGAGCTCCTGGGCCTTGCCCCTGATCTTCTCCATGTCCGCGGCCGGGGGTCCCGCCTTCCCTAGCGAGTCCTGGACGTCCTCGAGCTCCGCCTCGAGCTCCGCTCTGCGGGTCCGCGTGGCCTGCCATTCCTGTTTGATGTCCACCTTCTCAGAATGCTCCTTGCGTAGGGTCTCGAGCTTCGCCTCGACCTCCTCCCTGGCCGGCATGTCGCCTTCCCTGGGTATCTCGACTGAGCCGAGCTCCTTGAGGCGCCGCTTCCAATTCCTCCTCAGCTCGTAGAAGTGCTTATAGAGGTTCTCGTAGGTCCTCCCGGTCCCGTCGAAGAGCTTCAGGGGGACCGCGTCGAGCATTTGAAGCGTCTGGGCCTCGAGATCGAGCGGGACCTCCTTTGCTATTTGTCGCTTGAGATCCTCGGCCTCGAACGACAGCCCGAGCAGGCTGAACAGCAGGGACTTCTGGTCATCGGGCCTGAGGCCGAGGAAGCTCGAGGTGTTCAAAGCTGCCAGCACCGCGCCCTGCTCCGCTCCGACCGCCTCGTACAGGTACTCCTGGAGGTTCTTCTGCGAGCTCTCCAGACCGTCGATATGGAGCCCGCCCGGGATCGTTCGCGTCATGTCATAGTCAGACCCGTTCATGGAGACGGTGAGGCCGATCTGTGCATCCCTCGCGCCGGTCCGTATCATCGCCTCGGCTCCCCGGCCGGCGGCGTCGGTCCTGGCGCACCTGCCGGCGAGCGCGTAGGTTATCGCGTCGATAATCGATGTCTTGCCCTCGGCGTTGCGGGCCACGATGACGTTTATCGTCGTGGGGAAGTCGGCGGTGAAGTTTCCATATTTAGTAAAATTTGAAAGATGCAGGCTACAAATTTTCATGATCCACTCCTTGGAGAGCTAATGGCAAAGGCAACGACTCGCAGACCTGGCCTTTTTGTATATTCTCAGCAGCCCACAGAGGTTGAAGATTCCAAATGCTCCAACAGATCTTGAACTCGGGATCGTCCGGAGAATTAAAATTGAAATCAGCGATTGGTCTAATGTGGTCGATGTGCCAGTCCCCGTAATTCTCCCAAGTCATGCCCCTCTTAAACTGTGACTCAAGATGATCTTTTAGTTCGTTGAGCGTAAAATCCACCATCGATTCCCACTTCCCACCGCGTCCTGATCTCAGGGATTCGCGGATGTGGGCAGCAAGAAGATAGCTGATGCGATATTTCGGGGTTGATCTATGTTTCTTTGCGCGAGCCAAAATATTCTCGCGACATGTTGCTTCGTACCATTTCCTATACTCAGCAACCTTCTCAGGGTGTCGCTCTCTATAGCGACACTGTGCTAATGCCATGTATTCAAGGTTTGCACAACGCCAGATCTCTTGTTGTTTTTTGCGTTTTTCTTTTTCAATAGGATTCATCGTCGCCCACTTAGTCTTGCCATAATCCGAAATACATTTCTTACACTTGCCAGAAAGCCCATCTTTTCGGATCTTGCAGCGATAGAAATATTCAAGTGTGGCGGGTAGCATTTGTCCGCACCCTGAACATTGCCTCATTACCTCACCCCCCTTACCTCGAATCGGGAGGAGCTCTTGTCGATGGCTATGTCCTCGAGAGAAGCGGCGAGGCTTTCGTCCTTCTTGGCGAGCCGCTTGATTGCCGTCGTGTCGGCCTTGAGTGCGGAGGCCGGGTTCTGACCGCGCCCCTCGAAAAGGGCGATCAGGCTGTTGGTGTCATAGCCGACCGACTTGCTCGTGTGATACCCGACGACCATGCCATTTGTATTTATGGAGCCCTCCCTCGTGCACCAGGGCTTGAGCATCTCCTCAAGGGACTTGATACGCGCCTTGAGCGCTATGAGGCTAGAGGCCGCGCGCTCCGCGTCGTTGGGCCCGGTGATAACCTCGAGCTCGCCCTGGGCGATAACGGGGCAGGTCTCGGTCCAGGAGCACCAGGCGCACCGGGTGCCCGGCCGGGCCTTGAACTCCGTGTCTATCTCGATTAGTTCGATCGCTTTGAGGAGCTCGGCCTCTATGGCGATCATGTCCTCGCGGCTATAGGTGATGCTCCTGGTCACGCCATACCGGACGAAGTCGATTGAGCAGATGGCCTCTTGCGCATTGGGATGCTTCTTAAGGGCCGTCCATGCGTAGTATCGGAGCTGCCTGTCGTGATTTACCTCCGTCTGGCTTCGTATCCGGTGGTCAGTCTTAGCGTCGCTGATGAATATCTGCTTACCGTCATCTCTCATAAGGTCGATGACTCCCCGCCACATGTGCCTCCCCAGGGGGATCTTCCATATCTTCTCGACGGTATAGTTGCCGCCATCGAACAGGTGCGTCTCGGCGTATGTCTCGAGGATCCCCCTGACCTCGTCAGTCCCGGAAAACGACCGTATGAAGTCGAGGTCCGTCTTCACACCGGTGTCGATACAGTGCCTGGCATACTCGGCGACGGCCTCGTGCACCGCGGTTCCGCGCTCGAGGGCCTCGGAGGGTAGCTCTTGACGCTTGTCGATGTAGCGCATCTTGTAGGCCCTGGGGCACCCGTCATATAGGTCGAGCCTTGAGTAGCTGTAGTTACCCATCAGAAACTCCACCCTTCCTGAGGCTTCGCGGGCTTGCCTTGGTTTGTCTCCGGCTTGGCGGCGGGAGCCGGCTTGGCGCCGTCCGCCCTGGCATTCAGGTATGCGAGTAGCGTCTCGGGATTTGACTTGTAGTGTTCGAGCAGATCCTCACGCTCCCCGTCGCCCATGCCGCAGACCTCGAAGCCGGTCAGTATGTCGGACCTCAAAGGTTCAGGCACGCTGGCCAGTATCGGCTCGGGAGGCTTGACCGGCGGGATCTCCGCCTGCTTTATAGAGCGTGGGTATTGGTCGTCCGCGCACTCCTCTGAAGCCGGCGGGAGCTCGAGGTGCTCGCCCCCTCCGAGGGTCAGCCTCTTGACCTCGAGCAGGGAGGCCGCGACATCGAGCCTTATGCAATGGTGGACCTGCTTATGGCTCTTCCCCTCGTCGTCCGTGTACTCGCTCGAGTAGGGCTCCCGGTACATCTTGAGCGGTATGCCGTCGATGCGCCCGAAGAGGTCGTCGAGAGTCTCGATCATGGCGAGGCAGTTCTCGATGGACCTCCAAGAGCTCGTCACTATGTCGTAGACGCACAGGCCGGGCACCAGGTAGCAGACGAAGGTGAGGCGCCCCTGGCGCTTGCATTTCTTCTCGGCCACCATCTTGCAGTCCTCGCCGGCGCAGTCGATCTCGTCGTCGACCTCGCGGTTGTAGGCGATCTCCCCGTTGCCCCGGCACTTCCAGCCCGTCTGCCCGTATGCCATGTAGCTCATGTCCAGGATCGTCCGGGGGTCGTTGACCGGGAAGATTATGTCGAGCTCCCGCAGCCTGAGGTCCTCCGGCTTCACCCCCTCCCTCACCGCGTAGAACTCCGCGATCCTCCGGGCGTCGGCCAGGTTGAGGTAGTCGAGCTCCCTCGGATACTCCTTGCCCCTCTCCGTTACCTGCTTCTCCCCAAGTCGGATCCTGCCCGCCCGGGGAAGGCGCCGCGGCCTGTCGAGAGCCGCGATCCCGTATGGCCTCTCCTTCATGATTCCCCCTTTTGTTTCCCCTCATCGCCGCGTAGCAGCCGCTGCAGCTCGAGCATGGCCTCCTTCTGCCTGCCCAGAGTCATCTCGAGGTCCTGCGCTATCGCCTGGACCTCCATGACCCCCTCGCTTATCCTCTTCATCCTCTTTGTCAGTTGGTCGTTGATCCGATATCCCCCTCAGAAATGCTCCCCATATAAGCGCCGCTAGGTTGTCGTAGGGGTCCCCTCTCATCCAGCCTTCACCTTCTCCGGCACGTTTTCGTCATAAAACTCCCGCAGCCAGGCCATGCGTTCCGCTCCGAGGTTGTGCAGGAGAAAGTTAGACTTGTTGCCTGGCATGATTCGATTTATGAACTCCCATATCTCCGGGTTTGAAATCAGGTAGAGGACCCTGCCGTAGGCCAGGTACCAACTATCGCTGTCCTCGGCGGTCGGATCGCTGAGAATGTCGATGTCGGCCTTCAGAGGGCCGTAGAGCCGCTGCAGCTTCAAAATGCTAGGTATGTACCGCGTTCCCGCCATATTGCCCCTCTTCATAGGTATCCATAGTATTTTAGGACTATTATTATCATGTGTCAATAGTCTTAGGTAAAAATCTGTTACCATTAAATTCCCCCTCATCCGGCCTTTTTATGGCAATATTTTGTCGTGGGAATAGCGGCTGACATAAAGAGGGAACTCAGAAGACGCAACTGGACCGTCTACAAACTTGCGAGGGAATCGGGCATCGAGGAGGGGACCCTTAGTAGCATAGTAAGGGATGACTCGAATCCTCGCATAGATACTGTTATACCCATAGCTAGGGCTTTCGGTATTACCATTGATGAGCTGGTACAGAATCCGAAACCTTTGGAGAAGACCGGAAAAAAATCGATGTCTGTAAAAGATATGAAGAAGGTGCTTATCGAATATGGGCTTGAGCCTGATGATGTCGAAGTTGTTTCTGATGTCATCAGATCGATGAACAAGAAAAGGCAGGCAAAAGAGCGGGGGGAAGGGGAAGCGGAAGAAACTGCCCTGTGATATACATGTATGAATGGATGAGG